GCAGGAAATCCTGCTCAACGACGTTCTCACGATCACAAGATCTGGGAGCAACCCAGTTGACCTGTTAGCCTTCGTACCACTATTTCAGGTACTCGGGAGATCACTATTAACGGTAATACCCATGCCAGGGAACAAAGTTCCAAACCTCTGGACTTATAGGCGTATCACCTTCTTGATCACGAGTCTTGACCCGTCACAAAGCGATAGCTTGTGAGAAACTCGTTACGACACGGAGGCCCATCCTCGTCAGGATGGACGACCGTAGCGTAAGCCGAGTCCCTCGACCCGCTCTAACTCCACTCAGCGACCCAGTCGCCGGATTAGGCATTAGAGGAACCAGTCACAAGCTACCACCCTGCTTTAATCGAGCAGGAGTGGAGCCTTCTCATACTATCTCCACTTTCAGGGCTGGGAGGTTTATCGTCACCTCGCGTGACCAACCGAACTTTACAGTCTCGATCGCATTATCCAATTCCATTGGGTGTAAACTCGTGTTAAGGGCCTTGGCCCTCAGACGCGAGAAATTGGTTGACACCCTCTGGAGCTTGTCAAATGTCCCATCCTCCTGGTCTAAGCCAGGCCAATCTACCCTGATAAGGCCGGGGGTGGCGAATCCGCCATCCTCGACCCACTCAGAACCTAAGCGCTCCATTATGGAGCGCTCATAGTTATTGAGTTCAGAACTACCAGAGGTAGATAGGGCGTGCTGAAGGCTTAGGTTACCTTGTCCCGTTCGGACAAAGGCAGCCACTTTAAGCTGTTCAGCGGAAGGATTGAAATCACGGGTCATTGGGAGACCATATCCACCGGAGGTTCTCGGAAGGAACCAAGACATACCGGGGGGTAAGCTATCGAGTTTCTCGCGATTGTCTGCGATGAAATAAGATAGGAGCCTGTCCGCCATCTCGGGCGCATGCCCCCTAACCAGGGAGTGCGCTAATCCTGCGAGATCACGGGCATACTCGTCACCACCGAATAATGGTTCGTCCAGCCTATGCTTCTGCTCCCCTTTCATTAGTCCAAGATTGATAAAGGGACAGTAGGTTGCATAGCGAAGTTCGAAACCATGAAACATACTTCGAGAGACCTTGTACATTTCGGAGTTAATCATACAATACGTACGGTCGAGATAGTTCTTCCCGACAGAGGGAGTAAGCCCACCTTGGGCCGTTATCCCTCTCCACAACTCATACTCGGCAGCTGACATTCCCATGAGAATGTCATCACCATTGACCAACATCGGTAACCTCCTGAGAGGTGTCCGAAGTTCGGGGTCTAGGGCCAGGCGACTCAAAGCCGCATTCATGATGCAGAGAATCGGAAAGCTCATAGGGCTACCCATTAATTGACCAAAGACCTGTGGATAGGAACCAGACTCGTAAGTGAGTCTGTGTCCACAGAGGGCATTTCGCATGCCCATCGGAATATTTAAACATCCGAGTCTTGTCAAGAGGTAGCAGAGAGCAAAATCCGAATAATCTGGATCAAGATTATCAGTACTTTGATCATAGTCACCTGAACAGAAAAGGTCCGTAGGCTTACACTTCTCAAGGAAACGATCCATAATCTCTTCGGAGCATGGATGGCCGACCAACTCAAAGGTCGGATGCCGACGTAATACGTCATGCATTTTCTTTTGGAAGCTTTTTGCAACCCAGTAAGCCTCGGCGGGCCCCTTTGTGATTACCCTAACTTTAAAGGGTTCACAAAGGGCTACCGGCTCCGCTTCGAGCAAATCCTGCAAGAAGCACCCCTCGAGCGATGCCATGAACGCGCATCGCAACTCCTCGGGGTCATAGAGCGAGTAGACTGAGACAACATCGCCTCCCAGTCCCTCTTTCATCGACAAGAGACACTCAGCGCGAGTCAGACGGTACTTCTTCACTAAGAAGCCGACTGCCCCGTGCTCGCGGCGTCCACTTTCGATGTGGGAACGTAGGGAAGCGGGACGAATACTCAGTTTCATCTCCGCCTTCTGCCTCGGAACAAGCTCGTCAATCGTTTTGACGATACTCTCTAGGATCTTTCCACTCTTCACCACTTTCGGTGGTAGTGTCCGGGGAACAGTCAAGTTCCTCCGATGCTTCTCAAGTGTTTCCTTGATGAAGTCGACGGCCACATCGTCTGCAACTCGCTTTATCTGTAAAAGCGACTGAGCGACGAGCTCGTGGGACTTCTTCTTGGATCCACTATGGAGATGCAAGAGTTGATACTTCCTAAATTGTCCACCAAGCAGGTATCCTTCCTTCTCGAAGTAGGGCCACCAATCGGGGGCCTTTGGCGTCTCGTTACGCCTCCATCGAGAGAAAATCCAGGAGACTTGGTGTTTCCACCACTTCTCAAGCTTGCCTCCCCAGGCTAGCATCACGGATTTCCTATATAAGGTAAGGAATTCCTTTTCCTCAAAGGGAGCCTCTGTCAGGTTCAGGACTCTCTTTAACCCTAAGACAAGGGTACGAGCTCTCCAGACATCCTCCCTGAGGATTGCCTCGACCTCGTACCTTGTCGACTTTTTGGGTCCGAAAGGCAGCTGATACAGCTCCCGGACCCTCCCAGGGATGAGATGTGCGTAGGACACTCCCACATGGTTTTCCCGATCAACCATGAGGTGTATCCAACACCCATCCTCCTCCCCGAGGGCTTTTATAACCCCCTCGACCAGCCGGGGTACCAACCTTTGGTGCTCTTTTACAAGTTGGCTGAGCCTACCTGGAAAATCTTTTGATTCTTTCATGTATGGTCTAC